GAACAGCTGCCGCACGCAAGTCTTGAGGGCCATCGCCCGGAAGTCGGTATCCCACGGTGTGCCCTTTTTGGAGCGGGCGGCTGGTGACCGTTTGCGGAACTCCTCGACCTGCTCCGGGCGCAGAACGATCCACACATCACCACCGCGAGCAAGGGTGGCGTGTGCGTAATACGCATAGGTTTCGCCGCGGTCGATGCACATGTAGTCGATCTCGTGGACCAGTTCACCGTGTGTACCGCGGGTCGCTTTGAAGTGGTCGCGGTGGCGGACATCATCGGCCGCGAACGAGGTCACCAAACCCGAGCGGTAGCCGAGTTCGATCATCCCCTGATACCCGAGCCACCACTCCACCTGACCCTTCATGGGGATCAGCCAGCAGTGACCGAGCGGGCCAGGGTTCAACCGCATCTGAGCGGACTGCATCGCCGCGCCCATGAACGACTCGATCGAACACTCGCCAAGCTTCGGGGTTTTCCTGATCTCAGTCAGCAGGGTCCGGGCGAGCAGCTCGGCCCCGACGGTGTCACCCACAGCGCGCTCGAACTCGGGCACGTTCAGGTTCACCACATCAACAATCGTCAACGGTTTCTTGTCGGGCGCGGCGGGGCTGTTGGCTTCCATCCGCTTCTCTAGGTCAGTCATCGTCGTGTCTCCTGTTTGGTGGTTTCTGATCTTCCACGGCATCGGTCAGCATCCATGCCGCCATCTGCCGTAATTCGTCGACGTCGCTCAGGTGCTCATCACACAGCGCGTCGCCGCCCCATAGGTGACCTGTGGCACGGGCCAGAGTGGCCGCGTCTTGGTCGCAAGACGAGACCTCTCCGTAGGTGCAATCCCACACCGTGCTGTGTCCGATCGAGATCTCGACCCCTTCGACACCGCTCGGTATCCACTCATAGGCTTCAACGCTCATTCGTGTCTCCAGTCGGTTCGGTCCGCGAGCTTGCGCACCAGGGTCTTACCTCGATAATGCTCCGAGCTTGTGACAGCCGCCTCGCCGTCGATCCGGCCGGTACCGGCTCCGTCCATGAGGCGGGCCAGCTCGGCCTTGCATTCCTTCTCGACCTTCGCTGCCGCTTTGCGTTCGCCGCGAGCTCGGCGCCACTCGAGCACGAGGTCGGCCGATTCGGTGGGTAGGTCGACGGTGCGCTCGACGTCGAGGGGGATTGACTTGAGGGCCTCCCAATCCTTGTCGGGGTTGGTGATGGGTGGCGGCACCCTGGCTACGACGTGGTTGAGCCAGAACGCCTCAGATCCGTCGAGGAGCAGCGCGGTCACGTTCGGATCCGCTTCGATCCGGTACCAGCGGAGTTCCCACGTTTCGACGAACAGCGCGGCCACGATCCCATAGTCGGAGCCGGTCACCTCGACCTGTTGGCGGAGCTGTAGCTCATAATGATCAGGGACCCCATCGGGGTCGAGCGATGGCCCCCAATCGGGGGCAGCGAACCGGTCGACCGCTTTGGTTTCGATGGGGTGGCCGTCGTTGATATCCCGGTAGTCGAGGGTCGCGTAGAGCCACTCAACCTCAGGGTGGTCGGTGCGCATGCCGGGCACGAAATGGCCAGCGTCGGCCGCCGCCGCGTACTTGGCGGCAATGATCGGCTCTAGGTCGTGGCCCCTTTGCATCCACGGGGTGACGGTGACCTCAGCTCCCCACACTTTGTCGGCCCACACCCCGAACGGTGTCCGGTATCCGAACCCGAAGATCCCGGCAGCGTCGGAGGCGCCGAGCCCGTCACGGCGGGCGGCTCGTTCTTCGTCGGTCAGCTCCGCCATGAGTACTCGACCCGGACCGGGCGTTCATTGTCGACGGTCCACGTCCACGTCAGGTTGTGTTCACCGGCGTGGCCGTCAGGCAACTCGCACCCATCGTGGCCGCCGTGGAATCCGTACAGTGGCTCGCCGCAAGCGATCACAGCGTCGATCGGTTCGTCGGCGTAGCGGATCTTCTCTCCGAGCCGGATCAATGCACCGATTGCGTCGGTGATCGCCGAAGATAGTTCTTGGCTGTTGGTCGGTTCCATGAGTGTGTCTCCTCAGGTGTTGATTCGATTGTGATCGCGGGGTGTGACAGTCAGGCAAAGATCCGGGTCAGGATCCGCCAGATACCGAGTATGACGGTGGCGACGAACCCGAAGGCGAACCCGAGCGCGGCGTAGAACCGTGGGGGGAACGAGAGCAGACCGGTGGGTGCGATCTCGCCGTGGGTGTCGTGCGACTCGTAGCGGTCGCCGAAGCAATCACGGTCGGTCATGTCCATCACTTCAGCCCTCCAGTCGGGGGCACCATCGCGACCGACGTGGCCCACACCGCCAAAGCGTCCAGGATCTCCTGCAACACCTTCTCGTCAACGGTGGGGCTGGTGAGGTGCGAGAGCCGCCCGGCCACCACGCCGATGGTGTTCGCCACCGTCGCCACCGGATCCTCAGCAACAGCTGACCCCAAGATCGCCGGGCCTAGGGCTTTGACCCTGGGCAGATCATTGCGGGTCAACGCGATCGCCTGAGCGTACGCGTGCTCCTTTCGGGTCATCGCCACCGCATCAGCAGGCCCGACGGTTCCCATCATCCGGCCGAGCGCCTCGACCACCACAGTTGCCCGTGGCCCGTACAGCTTCACAGCTTCAACCGGCGGATCTTGGAGGACCTTCCCGAGCCTCAGGTCAGGTTCCTCACTCATCGTCGGCCGTTTCGAGGACCTCAGTCCGTGGCTTCTCACCCTCGACCGGGGTACCACCCTGATCTTTGATCCACTTGTCGGCAACGCTCATGGTCCACAACGCCGAACCGCCGTTGTCGTCAGCCGAGACCGACGGCTCCGGGAGCCGTTCAGCCCGAAAGTGGGCGTACATCGTGGGGTAGGGAGTGCTCGCACGACGTGCGAACTCGGGCAGGTTGACATGTTGAGTAGCCATAGATAGATATCTATATCACTGCTATGCTGCTACAGCAACCACCAAAGCCAGGAGACCTAACACCCATGGCCCCTAACACACTCGAACCCCACCACACCATCCCCACCCGCACCTGGGACGACATCGACCACGAAATCTACGAACACCGGATCCGACAACAGAAAAGCCTGCGAGCCGTAGCCGCAATCGTAGGCATCTCCCACGTCACCGTCCGAGACCGCCTCAACAAGATGATGCGAAAAGTCACATTCGCCGAAGTCGACGAAATGCGAACCGAAGAAGGCCACCGCCTCGACGAACTCGCCGCCGCCCACCAGGCCGCAATCACCTCGATCTCGGCGTTCATCGACAAGCTGATCGAGCAAGAGGTCATCTTCGATATCGACACCATCCTCGCCGTCTCCGAACACAACGCCAAGCTACGCCGAGACATCCTGGCCGTTGCACGAGTCCGACACCAGCTCTTCGGATTGAACGCCACAGGCGACCCCGAAGACGCCGACCTCTCCCGAATCAACGACCTCGTGGCCGCCTACCTCCGAGGCGTCACCGACACCGAGACCGCATCATGAGCACCACCCGACCGAGCGCAGAAACCCTCACCCAGTCCATGGTCGCACTCCGAGCGTGGCTCAAATCCGGGCGCCTCATGCCCGACGATCGCACGGCGTGGGACGTCTGCGTTGTCCTCGATTTCCTCGACGTGATACCGGCCGAACGGCTCAACTCGTGGCACAAGATCACCTATACCCCCGACCGGTGGCATATGAGCCACCCGGTTTCGTGCGACCTCACCGAATGCCCGTTCGACGAAGAAGTCGAATCGTGGATGGAAGGACCCGAATACGGGACCTACCGATGGCACGACCCGAACGAGCGCCTGATCCCGATCGAGGAAACCGAATGAGCAAGCACATGGTTCACGTCACCGGTTGGGATTCCTGGTCGGCTGTTCTGAAACTCCGATGCCCCCACGGACCCGGAGCTGACTGCCACGTCGGCACCGACGAAGACGGCAACAATCCCGAACCGCTCGACCACTGCAACGCCGTCGAATGGTTCGACAACTGCGAAGCGCCCGACCTGATCCTTGGCCGGCTCGACGGTGAGCCACCGTGGCCGGTCGACATCGAATGGTCCCAAGACGGGCCCACCATCACCGCCGCTGGTGGCTGACTTCGACGCCGACGCTTTCGCCCGCCTCCCCGATCCGGTGCGAGCCGCGATCTGGGAGCAGCTCACCATGGCCGAACGCCGCGCCGTCCGGGCCGCCATGCTCGGTGCTGTCGCTGAACACGACCCGCTCGCTGACCTCGGATGGGAGGAATGGAACGCCACCGTTGCACCGTCGTATTTCACGTCCGACTACGCACCCCATCACCGCGAGTTCTGGGAATGGACCGATTCGATCGGCCCCGACCGACCCGACCCGTTCCTCGAGCTGTGGCCGAGAGGTCACACCAAGTCGACTTGCGCCGAGCTCGCGGTCATCAAGCTCGGCGCCCGCCGGCTCCGAACGTATTTCCTGTACGTCTCACACACCCAGGATCAGGCCGACGACCACGTTGGCACCATCGGATCCATCATCGAATCCGCGAGGTTCGCCGAGTACTACCCCGCCATGTCGGAGGTCAAGGTCGGCAAGTTCGGGGCGTCGAAAGGGTGGCGCCGCAACCGGCTGCGCACAGCCTCAGGGTTCACGGTCGACGCGCTCGGGCTCGACGTAGCGCGCCGGGGCGCCAAGCTCGAGGAGACCCGCCCGGACGGGATGGTGTTGGACGACATCGACGACACCCACGCCAGCACCCGAGTCGTCGAACGAAATATACGGACGATCACCCAGGCCCTGATCCCTGCGTTGCAGCCAAACAAGGTGATCATCATGGCTCAGAACTTGGTGGCCCCGAACGCTATCGCTGCCCGCATCGCCGACGGGCGGGCCGACATGCTCGGCGGCGCCATCCAATCCGGGCCGTTCCCCGCCATCGAAAACGCCGAGATCGAGCGGGTCGATGGGCGCTGGAAGATCACCGCCGGTACCCCGACCTGGCCCGCCGGGATGGACCTCGAGGCGGCGACCGATCAGCTCATCGACATGGGGTTGGATGCGTTCACGATCGAGGTTCAGCAAGACACCAGCGAGCGCGTCGGGGCCATCTGGCGGAAATCCGAAATCAAGTACTGGGAGCGTGACGAGCTACCCGAGTTCGACCGGATCGTTGTCGCCATCGACCCGAACAAGACGGGCCGCGGTGATGACGCTGGCGTGGTCGTCATCGGCCGATTCAAACTGCCCGACGGGCGCGATGGGGCGATCGTGCTGGACGATGTGTCGAACCTCACAGCGCCGTCGGAGTGGCGCAACGATGGGGCGCGGGCGTTCATCAAGTGGAACGCGGGGGCGTTCGTGGTGGAGTTCGCAGGGCTCGGAGAGCACGCCGAGCTGACCGTCAAATCGGCGCCGTTGCTCGACGGGCGATCGGTCGCTGTTTACGAGGCCCGAGCGAAATTAGGAAAGCGAGATCGAGCCCGCGCTGTTTGGCCGTACTACACCGATGGGGTCGTGTGGCACTTCAACCCGTTGCCCTATTTGGAACGGCAAATGACGTCGTGGCTCCCCGATCAGGATCCGGTGTCACCGGGAGCGCTCGACGCTCTGGCCCACGGGATCACTCACTTGCTGATCGACCATGCCGGGCCACCGAACATCGCTGTAGCTGCGTAGGGCGCGAGCGGGCCGCCCTCGGGCTCGGGTCGTCTGGCTTGAGGTATGCCAGCACCTTGGCCACTAGGTGGCCTTCCGTCGGTTCCCGAGCCGTCAACGGGCGGCCCTGATTGGAAGTCTTTGTGTGGTGGCAGGGACGGGATTCGAACCCGCAACCTTCGGGTTATGAGCCCGACGAGCTACCAGACTGCTCCACCCTGCTGGCCCGAGCCTAACCGAGCGCCGCTCGGACAGCGCAGTCCTTGGCCTCCAGGAGCTTCTGCAGCGCGATGGTGAGCTGTGGCCCTTCGAGCTTGGCCGCCAGGTCGTTGGCCAGGACCCCGAACGGTCGCGAGATCTCCTGCAGCTCAGGCGAGAGGTGGGCGTACTCGAAGTAGGCGAGCTTTTCCGTTATCGATGGGTGCATGCCATCTAGCCTAGGCTGGTTGTATGACCACCCCGACCGAGCTTCGCCATGTCCACGCCATCGATCTCCCGATCCGTCGTTGGGTCGAAACCACTGTTAGGGGCGCGCTGGCGGTCCTGGCCGTCGTGTTGGCTTGGTCAGCGAAGCAAGCTGGCACGGCTCTAGAGGCCCGCTCGGCGATCCTGGTATCAGCGTCCATCCTGTGCGCCCCGATCGCTGTGGCCGGGCTGGCAGGTATCTGGTGGGGGATTCTCGTGATGGCGCCTACCGGGCTTCTGCTCGACCATCTCACATCATCAGAGCAGTAGAAGTTATCCACATCGCTTTGGTGGGCGGGTTGAGCCGTGGACCGGCTGGGTTCGGTTACGCGCGTGAACACGAAATCGAGACCTAGCGCGGTATCGCTTCGGAGCCTGGGGCATCGCGCGAGGGCGCGGGTCAACGGTGGGGTTTCTGATGGGACTGGTCGCTAGGGATCCCACGAAACCAGCCGACAGGGTTCCTGTGATCTCGGTCCGGTGGGCGCGGTGGCTTGCTCGGTGGAGTCACGGGATCTGACGGTTCAACCGTGGGGCCGTGGGTCGATGGGGATTGACGGGACGCTATGCCTGCTTCGGCCAGGCTGACCCGTCCACCGAAGCTCACCACCGGGTGACCTCTGTACTGCGGCTCCGTCCCCAAGTTGCTGAGCCAGTCGGCGTTTGATTACCCGGTTATCGGTCCGGGAGAACTGATTGGTTGTTGCCTTGCTAACTAGGTGGTATTACAATCAGCTCTGCGTGTTTCGTCGCCCGTAACCCTAGGCCCCGACAGTGACAATCGTCAACTAGTCGGGGCCTAGGTCGTTTTCCTGTCGGGTGTTAGACTCACGGCGCGGTCACTCGTCGCTGAGTGAGCCCGCTCACCGTTGGGCCATGACCCCCTAAGAACATTCGCCCGTTCCAGGGGGCTCCAACGCAGAAGATCACCGGGCTACGCCTTACCTCGCCCGGTGATCTTCGCCGCCCATGGCATCATTGAGCCATGCGCAACCCGTTGACGTCTCTCAGCACGGCCGCTGCCCGCCAAGTCCAGGCGTCGGCCAACATCCCTATAGCGTCACGCTGGAAAGTCCCAATCTCGAACACACCGTTGTTTCGGCGGGCCACCACCGAGCTACAGCTCGACACGATGCGCCAGAACGGGACCGTCCACTCCATCGTCCACCGAATCTCGAGCGACGTGGCGCGGCAACGGTTCGCCATGTTCCTGGAAGCCGACGGGCGCGGCACACCGGTTGGCGGTGAAAGAGAGATACCCGACCACGCCTTCCTACGCGTGTGGGACCGACCGAACGAGACGATGACCCCGACAGGTCGAGGGTTCCGGCAGCTCGCTGGCGCCTACCTCGAACTGCTCGGCGAGGCCGCGATCCTGGTGGTGTCGATGGGGAACGTGCCAGGTGGGCAACCGGTCGAGCTGTGGCCCATCCGCCCCGACCGCCTCCAACCGGTCCCGGATCCGTTCGACTGGCTGGCCGGGTGGATCTACACCTCGGAGGATGGCGAGCGGGTGCCGCTCCGACCCGATCAGATCATCCAAATCAAGTACCCGGATCCTGGCGACCCCTACCGCGGTATCAGCCCGCTGCGCTCAGCAATGACGGAGGTAGATACCGCCGAGTTCGCCACCGAGCTACAGCGCAACATGTTCGAGAACATGGCCATGCCGGGCGGGTTCATCACCACCGACGCCGAAATGTCACCCAACGATTTCGCTATCTGGCTGGAACGGTGGAACGAGCAACACCAAGGCACAACCAACGTGGGCCGCGTCAGCCTCATGGACCGTGGCGGGAAGTTCATCGCTCAGCAAATGTCGATGGTGGATATGCAGTTGGTCGAACTGGTCAAAACGAACCGGGACAACATCCGGGAGGCGTGGGGGATCAGCAAGACGATGCTCGGCCAGAACGAGGACGTAAACCGGGCCACCGCCATCGCGGCCGAGCAGATCTACGGTCGATACACCCTCACCGACCGCGTAGACCTCTGGTTAGAAGCTGGGAACGAGTTG